TTGCGGCTTTGCATTTTGGCGTAGCCCATCTGCACCAACTTAAATCTGGCCATGCCGTAGCGCGCCGCCAACTGTTCCTTAACTAAATACTTGCTTGTCATCGCACAGTGCCTTCAAGTCTGTCTGCGACCAATTTAGCATAGCCCGCAATGTCAACCCAAGAGTCGGCGTAGTTAGGGTCGCCGTTTAAGATGCGCGCAATCTTGTGCACGATCATCTCAAGGGCTTCCTTCTGATCTGGGGCAAGCCGCGCCCATCCTTCTTCTTGTTTCATCATGTCTTTTATCGTCTGCGAGATACTCGCATGATCCTTAAATAGACCGTAACGCTTACCGCGCTCAGTCAGTATGGCGTCTACGCCTTTGATCGGATGCGCGTACCCTTGGGCGTAGTCGCGCGCCTGTTGCTCGCGTACGATGTCGGCAAGCGTTTCAATGTTCTTCATGGCTGTCGTGCCTCATTCATAATCTCGATACGCTCGCGGTCTGCCCGCAGCGCCGTATAGCGCTGGTGCAACCGCTTTAGTATAGATGAGCGCCGTGCTGTTGCGCGTTCTTCGTTCAATAGCTCTAAAACGGTTTGCTCGCTTAGGCTATGCAATTCGTTATTTAGACTGCGCCAAGTTTTCAATTTTTTGCTCCAAGTCGTTAATGCGGTTGGTGACGTTGAATAGCGCGCGCTGAACCGAGTTCGCTTGGCGCTGCCGAATGGTTAGCTCAACCTTCGCGGCTTTCAGTTTGGCTTTGTACAGGTCAATTCTTTTCATATAAGGGCTCACAGTCGTCAAAAGGGAAAGGGGTTGATTCGTCAAAGTAATGCCAGACGCCGTTGACTTTCTTGCGCCAAGCGACGGGTTCTTGCTCAATTGCCAATAATTTTTTAGACACTATTTCGTCTATTTCCTCAATGGCTTTGTCAATATCAGCTTGCGTCATTGGTTTGTTCATTTCAAAGCCTCCATAGCAATATCAGACACGGCGCGCTTGTTGTGTAGCGCCGCCCAAATTTTCTCATCAACGGTTTTGTTGGTGAGCAGTACATACACCCACACGTCATGCTTCTGGCCCGAGCGGTGCAGACGCCCTACGGTTTGTTCGAACAATTCAAGACTCCAAGGCAGTGACAGAAAGACCATCCGGCAACCGCCGTGTTGCAAGTTAAGCCCATGTCCGGCTGACTTGGGGTGGACAAGAAGCAACTCCACCTCTCCCTTATTCCAGCGTTCGATAGCGCGGTCATCGTCAAGGGTGAGGGCGTGCTTATAGCGGCGCTTGAGCTCGGCGAGTTCTTCCTTGTACGTGTACGCGATGATTGTGTTGGCATGTTGGTTCTCCTGTATTAGATCGTCGAGTAATTCAAACTTGTGGCGGCTAAACCAGATGGGCGTTTGTGTCGTCACAAACTTGCCTGGCGCTAACGGGTTGGGCTTGACCTCGGTGTCATAGATAAACCCCGCGGCCATTTGTTGCAGTTTGCCTGTCACGACTGCGGCGTTCACAGCCTCGATTTGCGTATCGCCATACTGCAACACAAAATCTTTTTTCATTTGGTTGTATTCGGTCATCGGCATATCGCAGCGCAACTCGACCATGTGACAAGGCGGCAGCTTGTCGGCGTACTCACCAGGCTCAAGCAAATAGGTCGCTGGGCGAATGACGTCCATGACCATCTTAAGCGAATTTGGGCGCGGCATCCACTCGCCATACTCGGGGTTCATCAGCACAAAGTACTTCTGCATAAACGCGCCCTTGCTGCGCCCAAGCAACGATTGATCGACAATCTTGCATTGACCGAACACGTCTTCTAAGCCGTTACTTGTAAACGATCCGGTCAACCCCCAACGCACACGCATCTTGTCGATGATCTTAAAAAGCGCTTTGAACCGTGCGCCTGACGGGTTCTTCAAGCGTGTCAGCTCGTCAAACACCACGCCGTCAAAGTCCAACTCTTGCTTGGCTAACCATTGCAAATTGTCGTAGTTGGTCACAACCACATCAGCCGTAAGTGCTGCAAGCCGTTGCTTGGGCGTGCCGACCGCCACCGCGATGTCAAGATTAGGCGCCCACTTAGGCGCTTCGACCGGCCAGACGTCGGTCGCTACACGCTTAGGTGCCAACACCAGCCACCGGTGCACGACGCCATTGTCAAGCGCGTCTTGCATGGCGGTAAGCGTGATGGCCGTCTTACCCGCGCCCACGGGCGCCAACACCATTGCACGATCATGCGCGTACAAGAAGTCAGCGGCTTCGTTCTGATAGGGTCTTAGCTCCATTGTTTTGCCATAGCATTAGCTATGCCCTCGTACGTTTCGCTGCGGATTTTCCAACGGTCTTCGCTAGGCGGCAATCGGTTCTGGCCGCTGTCGGTTTGGTTCGCCCAACGCTTCTTACCGTTGACGATGCGCGGCTCAATAATCTCTGTAGGAACTAATAGAAACAGATTTTTCAACCACAAACAAGTACGTTTGCTCGCGTCATGCCCAAACTGCCAAGGGTTGATGATCTGGTCTGGCTTTCGAATGCGGCTAGAAATAACGCTTATCGGGTTCTCAATTGCGATGCGCTCAATAGGCGCGTCCATTAAAAACTTAACAAACGCAAGCGCGTCTTCGGTCAATTGCGGATCGCGCAGCCCCCGCGCTGTCCAGTGCATGCCCGACACAGACAAGTAAGTGCAGGGCGGATGCGCAATCATCATGTCCCAACCGTCGTTAATGATGTCGGCCACGTCACCTTGGTAGTGTGGCCCTGGCGCATCGGTGGGTAACAAGTCACACGACATGGCGTCATGTCCCCGTCGTATAAACGCATCACGTACCGTCCCGCTGTATTCGCAAGCTACTAATAAACGCATCGATTTGTTCCTTAGTCCATAGACAACTGTAGTTTTGTTTAAGTCTTACCATTTCCGCGGCGAATAACTTTTGGAGTGGTGAAAGCCTGCCACCCTTGGTCTTCAACTCCACGAACCACGTCTGCCCATCGGGCAGGCACGCTATTCGATCGGCGACGCCCCGATGCGATGGCGATGTGAACTTGTAAGTGATGCCACCGACCATTTCGACCGACCATTTGAAGTACGCCTCGATTTCTGATTCACGCATAAAAAGTATTTGACAACAAAAATAAAATGATGTCAAATACAATTTCACAACAGGAGATTACAGTATGGACAAACCCGCCTTCCCCACTTGGTCTGCTAAGGACGTTGTCCAAGGCATGACACTACGCGATTACTTTGCCGCAACTGCCTTGCAAGGTATGCTTTCCGACCCAAATGTAACAATTCCGTTAGAAAAAATATCTGCATGGGCGTATAAATACGCTGACGCAATGATGGAGGCACGCGATGTTGCATAGTTCAATCGTAGGCGGCTCGACCGCCAAGCGCGTGATGGCGTGCCCAGGCTCGGTTAACCTCTGCGCTAAGATGCCGCCCAAGCCGTCTAGCGTACACGCCGACCGTGGCACGTTACTGCATGACGCAATCGCCATGCTCTTAGACGGTAAAGTCGAGAGCGTAATCGGTATGGAATACAACGGCATCATACTTACGCAGGAGCTCTACGATGAGAAAATTGCTGTCGCGCTTGAAAAGCTTGACGAAATTGATCCTGATAAAACTATGGAATACGCTGTCGAATCCCGTGTTGGGTTTGGCAACCTTATGCCTGGGGTGTTTGGGTCTGCTGATTTGCTTGGTCGTATTGGTAAGCGCGCTATTGTTCTTGACTGGAAGTTTGGTGATGGTGTGGTGGTTGATGCAGTAGAGAACGCGCAAGGGATGTTCTACGCTGCTGCATCTATGCGTACGCCTGAGACGCAATGGGTGTTTGATGGCGCCGATGAAGTCGAGATCATTATCGTGCAGCCTCCTATGATGCGTCGCTGGGTGACAACACCTGAGCGCATTGCGAAGTTCGAACGCGATCTGGTCTTAGCTGTTAAAGCATCGCAGCGCCCTGAAGCAGATTTCAACGCTGGCGATCATTGCCGTTGGTGCGCGGCCAAGCCCGTGTGCCCTAAGATGACGGGCGAGGTTGATCGGTTCGTCAAGACAAGTTTGCAGACAATTGACGCAACCCAGATCGGCCATTACTTGCAACAAGCCGATCAGATCGAAGACTTCATTAAGTCCGTGCGTGAGATGGCGTTCACCATGCTTGAGAACGATGTCCCAGTGTCTGGCTACAAGCTTGTGGCCAAACGTGGCACGCGTCAATGGGCAAACGAAGATGACGCAATAAAATTTTTAGGTGACAAAGCTTTTGAAAGTAAGCTAATATCTGTCGCTCAAGCCGAGAAGTTGGTCGGCAAAAAGAATTTCCCGCAGGAACTAGCCGTATCGGTTTCATCGGGCAATACGCTGGCAAACGAGGATGATCCTCGCCCAGCAATCTTGAACATTGGTAAGCAACTTACCCGTGCTCTTTCTAAACTCTAAGGTGAAATAATGTCTACATTTGCAATTGCAAACCTCCCCCCAGTTACATCCCTCGCCACTTCCTTGCGCGCGCTTGAGCAAGACGTGGGCGCCGTGGGCTCGGTCATCATTAAGATGGACAAGACCGGCCATTGGGTATTCGGTGCAGACCAGACCGAAACCGAAGACGACGCTAAGTGGGCGATCAACCCTTTCTCTTTTGTTCACGGCTTTATTGCTTGGGGTGAGGGCGAGGTGTTAGGCGAGAAGATGGTGTCGGTGTCAGAGCCGTTGCCTGAGCTCGACTCGCCACCTCCTGGTGCCAAGCGTGGCTGGGAGACGCAAGTCGGTATGTCGCTTAAGTGTATCAGCGGCGAAGACGAAGGGATGGAGGCGCGCTATACCGTGACGTCAGTCGGTGGTAAGCGTGCAGTACAAGCGTTGGCGGTCGAAATCGCAAACCAAGTTGATGTTGACCAAAGCAAGCCTGTGCCTGTCGTGTTGCTCAAAAAGGAACACTATCAGCATAAGAGCTATGGCCGCATCTACACGCCGGTCTTTGAGATTGTCGAGTGGGTTGGCATGGATGGTGAAGCAGCAGAGCCTGACACATCACCAATAGCATCGGCTGTTGAAGCAGCACCAACTCGTCGCCGTCGCGGCGCCTAAAGGTTAGGGGCGGTTAGGCAAGCATTCAAGGATGTCGTAAGTGCGTGTTTTTCTTGCCTTCCAACGCACAGTTAGTCACGACCAAATTGACGCCCCGCCTACACATTATGATTCTCTGGATTGATTTTGAAACCCGTAGCCATTGCGACCTAAAGAAGCACGGCGTCTACAATTACGCGCAGGATGGCACAACAGACGTGCTCTGTATGTCCTATGCGTTTGACGATGAAGACGTGCGAACTTGGACGCCCGATCAACCATTCCCCGAAGATGTCCGACACCACACGGGCGAAATCCGCGCGCATAACGCGACCTTTGAGCGCCTGATCTTCTGGTACGTCTTACAAATAAATTTTAAGTTAGAACAATTCTATTGCACCGCAACACAGGCGCGCGCTAACTGCGCTCCAGGCTCGCTTGAGGACGTCGGCCGCTTTGCCGGTGCGAGTATGAAGAAAGATCACCGCGGCGCGCAACTTATCCGTGCGCTATGCGTGCCGCCGTTTAAGAATGATCCTATACTGATGCAAGAGTTAATTCAATATTGCGAACAAGACGTGCGTGCCATGCGTGCAATTAGCTTAGGTATGCGCCCCCTCTCACCTGAAGAGCTTGGAGATTATCATGTTAACGAACGAATCAACGACCGCGGCGTCTTGGTGGACGTGCATCTTGCCACAGCAGCCATTGGATATGCAGCACAAGAGCTCGAAGACATACAGTCTATTGTCCGATCCGTCACCAATGGCGCGATCACGTCAGTCCGCAGCCCGAAAATGCGCGAGTGGGTCAAAGAAAGGGTCGGCCAAGAAGCGTTAAAACTAATGGAGGTTGAAGATG